CGAAGTGGCAAGGGTAAGAGCACATTTCCCATCCGCTAAAGTCATCAGCATCAACACAAGGAACTAACAGACCATGCCCGGCGGCAGGCCGACAGGCTACACCCCAGAGCTTGGCGAGTTGATATGCGAACGCATTGCCCAAGGCACCAGCTTGCTATCGATCACCGAAGAACCCGACATGCCGAGTTACAGCATGGTCATGAGGTGGGTGATAAATTACGCAGAGTTTCGGGAGAAGTACACGCACGCGAGAGAAAATCAGGCCGACGCTTTTATCGATAAAGGCGCAAAAGAGCTTGATAATGCTACAGGAAAAGACGAAATCATTGGTGCGGCCCGCAGAGCTGAGGTTCGGCTTAAGTTCGCGGAGAAGATGCATCCTCGCAAATACGGCAACAAGCTTGAGCTTTCAGGCTCGCTTGAGATGAAAATGTCCGATGACCAGCTTGACGCTCGCCTCGCTCTCCTCCTCGGAAAAGCAGGAATTGATACGACTGCTGGAGGAGAAGGAACGCCGGAAGAAACGGCGTAAACTCTATGGAATGTATCCTGACGAGGGTCCGCTTCGCCGGGAATTGTACAGCAAGTTCATAGAGTTCTTCAATGCAGGCGCTGAGCACCGAGAGCGCGCGATCATCGCAGCGAACCGTGTCGGCAAGAGCTTTGGTGTTGGTGGCTACGAGGTAACGTTACACCTGACGGGGCTATATCCCGAGTGGTGGCGCGGCCGGCGGTTCGGCACACCGGTTGACATCTGGGCAGCCGGCGACACAGGCGAAACCACCCGTGACATCATCCAGTTCATTCTAACGGGCGTTGCTGGCGAGCGTGAAGGCGGCGAGCTTGGCACTGGGCTTATTCCCGGTGACTGCATCGTCGGCACGCCGTCACGGAAAATGCAGCCTACAGGCGCCTTTGACACCATGTCGGTCAAGCATAGCACCGGCGGAATCTCCAAGCTGGGCTTCAAGGCATACGACCAGGGCCGCAAGAAATTCCAAGGCACCTCAAAGCATGTGATCTGGCTCGATGAAGAGCCGCCGATCGATGTCTACAACGAGTGCCTGACACGCACAATGGACTGCGATGGCATTGTGCTTTGCACGTTTACACCGCTGAGCGGGATTTCCGACGTGGTGATGAAATACATGCCCCAGCTTAAACCTGGGGAATCTGGCTGATTTCCATTGTAACGTTACACAAATCAGTTGTAACGTTACAGCATGAGTGTGGAAATACAGCAGTTAATCGGCAGGGTGCGGCGTGCGATGCCCAGGAACGCAGATGTTATGCAGATCTGCGACGAGTTAGAAAAGCGCATCCGCCGTGCGAATTGCCCCGACTGCGAGAAGCGCCGCGCTCAGACATTAGCACGTGTGCGCAAGCATCGAGAGGCAAAGAAATGATGATCTCGCTACGATCCTGGATGATCAGGAAACTGGCTGGCAACGACCTGAGCGTCGGGATAAACCTGAAGTCAGCGGGCATTGTGGGCACCGCGAAACACGGTGTTTTCATCCATTGCGTAATTGATCGCGATCTAAAGACTGATGCGGGAATTTCGATAGGCAAATGACCTTCTGCCTTCAAGTCGGCTGGGAAGACGTCCCGCATCTCAGCAAAGAGGCACGGGAAGAGCTATGGAACAGCTTCCCGCCGCATGAGCGCGATGCCAGGGCCAAGGGCGTGCCGATGCTCGGCGCCGGCCGGATCTACCCCTATCCCGAGGACGGCATAGGCGGCGTGGTCTGTCCGCCTTTCGAGATCCCATCGCATTGGGCCAAAGCATACGGCCTAGATGTCGGCTGGAACTGCACCGCGGCATTGTTCGGAGCCTGGGATACGCAGTCTGACACGGTGTATATCTATTCCGAGCACTACGCCGGCCAGCAGCCAACCGCCGTGCATGCCGATGCCATCAGGCGCCGCGGATCGTGGATGTGGGGAGCGATAGACCCCAATGCTGAGCACATGGTCGCCAACATGTCTGACGGCGCCCGTGTCATGCAGGAATACATCGACTGCGGCCTCAATCTCGTCCAGGCCGACAACACCGTCTATGCCGGCATCACGGCTTGCCAAAACCGCTTCCAGTCCGGCCGGCTGAAGATCTTCAGCACCTGCGTTCATGCTATTGCCGAGTTCCGCATCTATCGCACCGAGAAGACGCCGGACGGCCGCACCATCAAGATCGTGAAGAAGAACGATCACGCCATGGATGCGATGCGCTATCTGATCATGACCGGCTTGCAATACGCCTCCCTCGGCCCCGTCGAGGATGATGAGCACGATCCAACAGCCCAGCTAGGGCGTTCATCCGTCACAGGATACTAAAAGATCCACCCATGTCCATGACTTACACCGACCCTGGCATGCAGCCGGCGGCGAACGGCTACGATTCCGAATATATTGGGGACCAGCCAGAAGCTGAGCCGCAGGGCGTTTCCCCAAACGTCATCCGCCTGCTAGAATGGGCCGATACGGAAAACATCGCCGACCAGCTTGACGACAAGCTGCTGTCGCTGATGGGGCAGAAGATCCATGAAAAGTATAAGCTCGACGATCAGAGCCGCACTGAATGGGCCCAGTCCGCGCGACGTGCTCTTGATCTCATTGGCTGTACGAAGGAATCGAAGAATTTCCCCTTCGAAAAAGCCTCCAACGTCAAATATCCTCTGCTGCTCAGCGCCGTCAATCAGTTCGCCTCGCGCGCTTATCCTGCGATCGTCAAGGATGCCAACCTCGTCAAGGTGAAGATCGAGGGCCGCGACCAGGACGGCCAGAAGCTGGCGCGGGCGCAGCGCATCGAACAGCACATGTCTTACCAGCTCCTCCACCAGATGACGGAGTGGGAGGAAGACACCGACGCGCTGGTGCATCAACTGCCGCTGATCGGCTGCGCATTCCGCAAGACCTATTGGGATGCCACGAAGCGCCGGCCGTGCTCAGAGATGGTGTCAGCACTCGACCTCGTGGTCAATGTCAACGTGCCGAGCCTTGACGCAGCACCTCAGGTCAGCCACGAGAAATATTTCTACCCTTACGAGATCGACGAGCGTGTCAGGAAGGGCGTGTTCATCGATCAGGATCTTGGCACCGCGGATGACGAGCCCGGCGACCAGGATAAGCACCAGGGCGGCAGCGGCGAAGACAGCCAGGCACCGCACAAGTTCGTCGAGGCACACTGCTACTGGGATCTCGACGAGGATGGCGTTGTCGAGCCGTGGATTGTCACGATTCACGATGGCACGCAGAAGGTTGTCCGCGTGGCAGCGGGTTACGGCCCCGATGACATTGAGCTTGGCGGCGACGATGGCATGCAGATCATGTGCATCACGCGCCAGCACTATTTCACCAAATACATCTTCTGGCCGGATGCCAAGGGCGGCTTTTACGGCCGTGGCCTCGGCCATGCGCTGGAAGACATCAACGAGACCATCAATACCACGCTTAACCAGATGCTGGACGCCGGCACGCTGCAGAATGCGGGCGGTGGGTTCATCGGCTCTGGCCTGAACACCAAGAAAGCCACGCTGCGCTTTGCCCCCGGTGTCTACCATGTCATGAACGTGCCGGGTGCTACGCTCAAGGATGCTATCGTCAATATGCAGCATCCCGGCGCCAGTCCGGTGCTGTTCGAATTGCTGGGCATGCTGGTCAACGTCGCCAAGGAGCTTGGCGGCAATCAGGACGTGCTCACCGGCGATGTGCAGACCAACATGCAGCCGACGACGCTCATGGCACTCATCGAGCAGGGCCTGCAGCAGTTCACTGCGGTCTACAAGCGCATATACCGGGCGCTGGGCCGCGAGTTCCAATTGCTGCGCAAGCTCAATGCCCAATACCTCAGCGACGAGGCTTACAACCGCTATCTCGACAAGCCTGAGCCGGTCAGCGCGCAACAGGACTATGCCGAGGGCGATCTCGACATCTACCCGGTCGCCGATCCGAACATCGTCACGCACATGCAGCGCGCGGCGCGCAATCAGTTCCTGATGGAGTTGAGCAAGGATCCCGAACTCGGCCGGTTTATCAAGAAGCCGGTCGTGCTGATGCGCATTCTCAAAGACGCGCAGATCGAGGACATCGAAGAGGCGATCGAGCCGAACCCGCAGCCATCTCCGGCAGAAGAAGCGCAGATGGCGAAATTCCAGGCCGAGGCAGAGAAGGCCCAGGCCGAAGTGGCATTGTTGCGCGCCAAGATCGTCGAATTGGAAGCCAAGGACGAGAAGATGCAGGCCGACAGCGCCAAGCAGCGCATCGACGGCGCCAAGACCATGATGGAAGCCGAGGATATCGCGCTCAACACCAGCGTTCGTGAAGCGCTGGCCGCGCGCCTTGTCGACATCGAGGACGTCGAGCAGATCACCATCCAGGGTGTCGGCTCGATCAAGGAGCAGGATAAAGACCCGAAGGGCGGCGAAGCTAAGGCAGCAGCATGATCGATGAAGACGAGTTCGCGCAATGGCGGGAGCACCCCATTACGCAGGCGTATTTTGACCGCGTAGCAGCCGAGGGCGTCAGAACCAAGGACGCCTGGCATCAGCTTGCATGGGATGCAGGCAATCTCAGCGAGCGCGAGTATGCGTATCACAAGGGCCGTGTCGAAACACTCGACTACATGGCATCTCTAGGATTTGTCGACCTATTCCCGAAGGAAGAGCAATGAAAGATCTAGCCGATTTTATCGAGGAGGCCGGCGTCAAAGCGACCCACGGTCTATCCCTCTACGAGTTCAAGGTGATGGTTCGCGTCAAGGAAGTCGAGCAGAAGACCAAGGGCGGCATCTTGCTACCCGACCAGCATGTCGACAAGCTTGCCTACTCAGCGACCGAAGGCACGCTCGTCGCGGTCTCGCCGCTGGCATTCAGCTACGAGACATGGCCCGAAGGCACCCGTCTGCCCCAAGTTGGCGACACGGTGATCTTCGCCAAATACGCCGGCGCGGATGTCGAAGGCGCCGACGGCATCAAATACCGCGTGCTGACCGATAAGGAGATTATCGCCGGCCGCGCCTGAACCCCAGCAAAACCCTAGCTATCCACACCCGCCAGCGAGCGGGTTTTTTATTGCGAGCAAGCCATGAACGAGGACTATCAGGACGAATATATCCCTGATGCCCAGGAAGCGCCACAGGAGGCGCCTGAGCGGCAGGAACCGGACTATGAAGGCGAGGCCCGCCGGCAAGGCTGGAAGCCTCAGGAGGAGTTCGACGGCCCGGCAGAGAAGTGGCGGCCGGCAAAGGATTTCGTCGAGCGCGGCAACGAAGACCCGAAGATATTGCGGTCTCGTGTCGACAAGCTCGATAAGGCATTGAATGAAGTCCGCCGCTATTCCAAGGAGCGGGAAGAGCAGCTTGCGCGCGAGCACAATGAGCGCTACGAGCGGCTATCCCGCATGCAGGAACGGGCCTTGCGCGAGCAGCGCGAAGGGTACGAACGCCAGATCGAGGCCGCCAAGCGCGCCGCCGTCCGCGAGGGCGACGATACACGCTATGATGAGCTGCTGAAGCATCAGCAGGAAGTCCGTGCCGAATGGCGCAAGGAAGACCAGGAAGCCGCGCCGGTCCAGCAGCCGCAGCGGAATGTCCCGAGCATCCCCGAGCCGGCCCCGGAAACCAAATCCTGGATCGACCGCAATCCGTGGTTCCAGAAGGACCGGGCGCTGACTGACGAGGCGATCGCTTACGAGAACTACCTCGCAAGCTCCCGCCCCGGTATGAGCGTCGAGGAGCGCCTGGAAGAAACCCGCGCCCACGTCATCAAGACGTTCCCGCACAAATTCGGCAGGAAGGCGACGAGCTCGCAGCCGCCGCGCACAGGTGGATCGCCCGTCGAGGGCAGCCAGCGCGCATCGGGCCCGGCATCATCGCCCGACGGTGGTTTCGGCAAGCTCCCCGCTGAGGCCCGCCAGCAGTTCAAGGCATTCGTGAAGGAAGGCGTGTTCAAGGACGACGACGCATCCCGCGCGAAATACGCCAAATATTACAATGAACCGAACATCGACAAGCAGAATAAATCATGACCAGCCAGCAAGCCAAGAAGCCAGCCATACAGGTCCCGGCGCCTGAAACCAAAGCCGATGACGGCCTATCGAAGCGCATCGAAGACATCCGGGCCAAGCGCCGCTCGCGCGGCTCCACCAGCCCGGTCGCCGGTAAAAAGCTCAGCGTCGATACGTCCAAGCTCGATCCGCGTTTTGAGTATCGATGGACCAATGACGAGCCCGGCCGGCTACAGACCCGCCAGGCCGAAGCCACCTTCGGGGGCGATTGGGATTTCGTCACCAATGATGACGGCTCCCTGTCTGACGGCCGCAATGTCGACGAGAAGGGCACGATCTCCCGCATCGTCGATCGCAAGAGCGGCCAGCGAGCCTATCTGATGCGCAAGCCGAAAGAACTCTACGGCGACGACCAGGCCGTAAAACGTTCCAGAAACAAGAAGATGGAAGACCAGATGCGCCGCGAGGGCGTTGCCCGCGGCAGCGAAAGTCTCCTCACCGAAGCAGCCAGCAAAGCTTACCTGCCCGACCAAGTCAAGCGGGCCTACAAACCTTAAACCGGCTCTCCTTCGGGAGGGCTATTTCACGGACATCCTAAAATGGCAAATCCCAACGTTCAGCGGGGTCTCATCCCCGTGGGAAGTCTGCTTGCCTCACCCTATTCGGGTAAGGTCATGACTTTCCTGGCGACCGGTGCGACCGGCGCCATTTATATCGGCTCTCCGGTGCTCCCTGGCGGTGACAGCGGCCTCTATAATGGCAAGCGCTATGCGACTTGCGCCGGCGGCTTCGTCACTTCGAACGGCGTTCTCGGCGTCTGCGTCGGCGTCGAGCCGGTCACGCGCGAATCCACGATCTATCGGGTCGATAGCACCGCGCGGCTGATCAAGGTCAACGTCGATCCGTTTGCGATCTACGAGGTCCAGGACAGCCAGGACACCGATGCGGCAGCGGTTCTGTCCACGGAAATCGGCATGACGGCCGACCTGACCTCCGATGCCGGCTCGACCGTCACGGGTCGTTCGTCGATCGAACTGGACGGCTCGACCGCGACGGCGACCTATACGCCGGGCACGACCGACACCGATGTCGAGATCATCGAAATCGTGCGCAACCCGGAGAACGCGATCGGGGCCAACTGCCGTTATCGCGTCCGGCTGCTTAACACGGTCTTCGGTCCCACATACCACCGCTTCGCGGGCAACTAAGAGGGCTGAGAGATGGCAGTCATTACCACTGGTGCACATCCCGCGGCTCTTTGGCCCGGCGTGCACGCTTTTTTCGGTGCTAATTACGACAAGCACCCGAAGCGCTATAGCCGCATTTTCGATGAAGTTTCGTCGGAAAAGGCGTATGAAGAAGACATCGTGACGACCGGCTTTGGTCTCGCACAGCTCAAGCCGCAAGGCCAGAGCATTTCGTTCGATGACCACAGTCAGGAAGGCACCAAGCGTTATACCCATGACACTTGGGGCCTCGGCTACATCGTCACGATGGAAGAGCTGCAGGACAACCTGTACAAGGCCAAGTCCTTCCAGCGCTCCAAGTGGCTGGCCCGTTCCATGGCGATCACCAAGGAGATCAACGGCGCCTCGATCCTGAATAACGGCTTCGACGACACCAACTTCGCCAATGGCTGGGATGGCAACGCGCTGTTCGTTACGGATCACGTCACCCAGGGTGGCAACACCTCGAACGTCCTGACCCCGGCGGCCGACCTCTCCGAGGCGGCGATCGAGGATCTGGATATTCAGATCCACCTGATGGAAGACAGCCGCGGTCTCAACATCGCCCTGTCCGGCCGTCGTCTGATCATCCCGCCGAACCTCAAATACGAGGCCACCCGCATTCTCAACTCGACCTTGAAGAATGACACGGCGGAAAATGCCATCAACGCTCTCAAGCAGATGGGCACGATCGACGAGGTTGTCGTCAACGAGTACCTGACCGACACCGACGCTTGGTTCATCAAGACCTCAATCGACAACGGCCTCCGGCTGTTCAATCGCATGGCGTTGGCCTTCACCCAGGACAACGACTTCGATACCGAGAACGCCAAGGCCAAGGCCGTCGAGCGCTATGTGTTCGGCTGGTCCGACTGGCGCGGCGTGTTCGGTTCCGCAGGCGCATAAGCCTCCCCAACTGGCGGGGCTTCGGTCCCGCCTCTTCTCCTCTCAACCATCAGCTTCCAACCGGACCCCTCAGGGGTGATACGGGAGATTTATCATGGGAATTTCGCACTATCCGAACGGCTTTGCCAACGGTGTCTCGATCCTTGGGATGCCCGTGCTCAACGCCTATGCTGGCGATGTCTATTGGGTGAATTCCGCGACCGGCTCTAATGGCAACAAAGGCACGCGCGATCGGCCATTTTCGACCCTCGATTACGCCATCGGCCGCTGCACCGCCAATAATGGCGACGTCATCATGGTGATGCCGAACCATGCGGAAACCATCACCGGCGCCGGCGGCATCACGGCCGATGTGGCTGGGATCACGATTGTCGGCCTTGGCACCTTTAACCAGCGTCCGCGCTTCCTGATGGATGGCGCCACGACCGTATCGTTCGTCATCTCCGCCGCTGATGTCACGGTGCAGAACCTGGTGTTCGCATCAGGTCATGCCGATGTTGTGACGTGCTTCGATGTCACTGGCGTCGGCGCAACGCTGGTCGGCCTGGAGTTCGTCAATAACGTCGTGGACGAGAACTTCGTCACCGAGGTCAAGGCGACTGGAACCGACAATACAGCCGACGGATTGACCGTCATCGGCTGCCGGGCCTATACGGTGGACGCGGCCGGCGCTGAGTTCCTGGAAGTCACGGGAGACCTCAATGCGCTGACCTTCCAAAACAACTTCATATCGAAGGACGCTGGAACGGCGGCTGGAGCGATTCTGTGCGCGACCGGTAAGGACCTCACCAACTGCCTGATTACCAATAACTATCTGATCTCCGGCGCTACCTCCGGCGCATTGTTCGTCAACAGCGACACGGCCGCAAATAGCGGTATCGTGGCGGACAACCGCATCGGCCATCACGATACCGCGGCGGCGGTGCCGATCGATCTCAGTGGCGCGCGGATCTTCCAGAATTACGCCCTCGGCGTGGACGACGCATCTGGTCTGCTTCTGCCGGCCGTGGACGACAACGCATAAGGACGCAGATCATGGTCGACGCAGCCTCTCAAACAAAAGGATTGCTTTAGCAATGGAAATTGTTCCGAACCAGTACAGCGACTTTGTTACCGTTATCCGGAGCATCGGTGCGTTAGAGGCTGTTTTCTACCGCGAAGTGTCAGGCTCGGACTTCCGAGCCTGGGCATTCCTTCATGGTGGTAGTGTTGTCGTCCGCAGCCCTTCAACCACCCCAGCCGCTAAACCTGGAAGCTTCGACGATGATTTTCCGGGGGCCGTAGCTCTCGATAATCTCATCGCCGCCAACGTTTAAAAGAGGCGATTATGGCCGTTACCAGCCAAACTCTTCTCGACAACGATCGCAATTTGGTGATGCACTTCACCAACAATGGTGATGCGGAAGCGGCGGTGCTCAAGGTCGATGTTTCGGCCTTGACGCCTCCCGCAACCCGCGTTGCGATTAAAAAGGTGCGGTATGCCACCAATAATACGGGTGGAACCGCACCAACAGGCGTCAATATTCTGTGGGATGCGACCACGGATGAGCTTGCATTGACGCTGCCTCCGAATTCCTCCGACTGTTTGGATTATTGCGATATCGGCGGTCTTCAGAACACCAAGGCCACGGGCTTTACAGGTGACATCATGTTCACCTGTAGCGCCGACGATGCTTACGCCATCACCCTCTGGATGACCAAGAAGTACGACTGATGGGCGACGCCGATTTCCTCGCCAAAGGCTCGTACAATGTCGAGTGCGACCGTTGCGACAAGAAGATCAAATCCTACGATGCCAAGCACGAGTGGACAGGCGCAGTCGTCTGTCCACAGTGCTATGATCCACGGCATAGCCAGGATTTCACCCGCGGCAAGCGCGATCGGCAGTCCGTTCCCAACCCGCGCCCTGACAGCACGATCTTTGTGGGTGACTGATGGGGCGCGCTGATTTTTTTCGCGAAAACGATCATAACGTAATTTGTGATGTTTGCGGCCGAAAATACAAAGGCTCATCAACAAAAATGCAGTGGGATGGGCTGCGCGTCTGCCTCGAATGCTATAGCCCGCGACACCCGCAGGATTTCGTCCGCGGCCGGCGCGAGCGCCAAGCCCCCTCTTGGGTGAGGCCGGAGAAAACCATCACCTTCCTTCGCGACACCTATGTCGATGAAGATGGCATCGAATATGCCGATGAAGACGGCATCCTCTACAAGGACGGCTAAATGGCCACGTCAGGATCGACCGATTTTACCCTGACATCGCGTCAGGTGATCAACTTTGCGCTGAAGAAGCTCGGCGTGCTGGAAGCCGGCGGTACGGCATCGCCGGAGGATGCCGATGACGCCGCGGAAGAGCTGGAAATGATGCTGAAGGGCTGGGCAAAGACCGGCCCGAGCATCTTCACCGTGCAGACCAACGGTAGCGAGGCGCTGGTTGCGGCGACGGCGAGCTATTCGCTGAGCGTCACCAAACCGCTGCGGCTCCTGGAAGTCCGCTACTCCGATGCCAACGGCCGTGAGATCCCGATGATCGAGCTGACCCGCACGGAATATTTCGAGCTGCCGGAGAAGACCGCCAACGGCATTCCGACGCAATATTGGTACGACAGCGACGGCTCGTCCTATACGCTCTATGTCTGGCCGGTCAAGCCGTCGGTGACCACCGAAACCATCAAATATACGTACCAGCGCAAGATCGAGGACATCGATAGCATCAACAACCACATCGACGTGCCGGTCGAGTGGCTGGATACGGTGGGCTATTGCCTGGCACAGCGCTTGGTAATCTCCTTCGGTGTCAAGGCCGAGCGTGCCGCACGTATCGATGCCATGGCAGAGCGCCTGCTGCAAGAGGCCAAGGACTACGAGCGCGAGCCGATGATCACCATGGTTCCGGAGCGCCGGTACTAAATGGCGGAGATCGATTTCGGCCGGCAATCCCGCAAGGGGATGGACGAGCTCGTCGCCAACGTCCGAAACACCAATTGCTTCGTTGAGGAGCAGGGCCCGGATGGCAAGGGGCCGCTGCCGGTCTATGCCGACCCTGGCCTGACACGCTGGGATAGCGCCTCCTACACCGGCGCGGCGCGCGGCCTGCAGGAGAACGGCAACACCGCGCTCTATGGCGTGCTCGGCAATGAGGTGGCGAAGTTTGACTCGTCCGGCGCCGGCGCAACGATCGGCAGCCTGATCGGCTCCGGCAAGGTCTATATGGCCATCAACCAGGCCGCCGACCCGGAGATCGGCATCGTCACCGCGGACAATCAGTATTTCATCCTCGACACCGCCACCGATACCGTCGCGATCAATTCCGACGGCGACCTCCCCGCGGTCAACTCCATCGATTTTCTTAACGGCTATTTCGTTTTTTCCTCTGCCGAGAATGGCGAGATCTGGCACACTCAGCCGAACGACGCCGGCAATATCAACGCTCTGTCGTTCGCCACGGCCGAGAGCGATGCCGACGGCCTCGTGCGCGTCAAGTCGCATAAGGGCTTCCTGTTCGCCCTTGGCCAGCGCAGCCTGGAGATCTGGCGCGATGTCGGCACCACGCCGTTCGCCTTCCAGCCGGAAGACGCCGACATCGACATTGGCTGCATTGCCGGCCACTCGGTCACCGAGGTCGCCGACGGCCTCGCCTGGGTCGATCATTTCGGCAATGTCCGCCTGCTCAAGGGCGGTTCGCCCGGCATCATCTCCACCCATTCCATCGTTCAGGACATCGAAGACCTTACCGACGCCGAGCGCGCCGACATCGAGGGTTGGCGGTACTGGTATCGCGGCCACGAGTTCTACGAGCTGAAATCGGCGCAATGGTCGCGCATTTACGACGTGACCACGGGCGTTTGGCACAATGGCGAGAGCCTGGGCTACAATCGCCGGCTGCGGCAGCGCTTCTGCCTGTTCAACAACCGCAACATCATCGGCAACGAGGCGGACGGCAAGCTCGATTTCATCGACAAGGACTCGTTCACCGAGCGTGGCACCAATTACGTCGTGACAGCGATCAGCCGTCCTTACCACGCCTTCCCGAACCACGTCACCTGCTCATCGGCGGAGATCGACATGATTACCGGTGTTGGCAATAGCGACGATACCGATCCGCAAGTGATGTTCGATGTCTCGCGCAATGGCGGCAAGACCTGGGGCGTGCAGCGTACGCGCTCGCTCGGTGCCGTCGGCGCCTACAGCCAGAAGATCCGCTTCAACAATATCGGCAAGGGCGACGAGAAGGGCCTGACCTTCCGGCTCTCGGCGTCGTCGCCGGTGATGCGCGGCATTATCCGTGCCAGCGGTGAATTTGAGGAGCTTGAGGCGTAATGGCCAATCTGAGCATCACCTGGCCGAAGAACGCCCGCTTTGCCGGAACCATCGAGAAGATCGAATTCGTCTGGGAGAGCTTCTTTCGCCGGCTAGCGGAGCGGGCATCGGCGCTGCCATCCTTCACCGTTGCCACGCTGCCTTCTGCCGCGGACAACCCGCAAATGCTGATCTATGTCAGCAACGAGACGGGCGGCGCCGTACCGGCATTCTCCGACGGCACAAACTGGCGGCGTGTCACTGACCGAACGGTGGTGTCTTGATCCGCATCGCCACTCACGAAGACATCGACGCCTTGGTCGATCTGGGCTGTCGGTTCATGTTTGAGAGCGGCTACGCTCGTCATCTCGCCGTCAATCCGCAAGCCCAAGCAACGCTGGCCAAAATGCTGATCGACGCCCCGAACGGGATGGTGCTTGTCGATGAGCGCGGCGGACGTGCGGTCGGCATGATCGGCGTGATCGCAACCATTCACCCACACTCCGGTGACTCGGTGATTTCGGAGTTGTTTTGGTACGTCGCACCAGAGCGCCGGGGCTTAGGCATCAAGCTCCTGCTCAAGGCTGAGCAATGGGGCCGCGAGAACAGTATCGAGTTAAGCATAACGGTCGCCCCGAACGATGAGGTGTGCGCCCTCTACGAGCGCCTCGGCTACGAGAAGCTAGAAACCCAATACATCAAGCGCCTTTAGGATCATCAAAACATGGCGATAGGTACAACGGCGGCCCTGCTCGGGTCGGCGGCGATCGGTGCTGCCGGCTCGATCATCGGCGGCAACAAGGCGGCGGATGCACAAAAGAGCGCAGCCAAACTGCAGGCCAAGCAGGCGCAGGAAAACCGCGATCTGCTGCTGCCGGCGGTACAGTCCGGCGACCGTGCGCGCGGCGTGCTCGAAGAGGCGATCGGCCTACAGGGTGCCGATAAGCAGCGCGCCTATTACGACAGCTTCGAGACCGACCCAGGGTTCCAGAAGTCGGTCGACTACGGAATACAGAACATCGATGCCCGCGTCAGGGCGCTGGGGTCGAGCCGCAGCGGCAACACTATGGCCGCTCTGCACGATTTCGGCCAGCGCTCGATGTATGACGCCTATCAGAACCGTCTTGGCCGATTGCAGGCGCTCGCCTCCGGTGGCCAGGCGACGGCCGGGCAGCTTGCCGGCATCAACACTCAGTCGGCAGCCAGCCAGGCCGGCAACGTCGCCAATGCCGGATATTACCAGGGCGCAGGCATCCAGAACGCCGCGAATTCAATCGGCGGCGGCTTGCAGAACTATGGCGTGCTGAAAGCCTACCAGAGCCCCACGGCGGGCCTGTTCTAAGAGAGCCACCGATGCCGCAACCTCTTCCCTCTCCCTTCATGCCGTCCGCTATGCCGGTTCTGGAAGCATTCCGGACCGGACAGGCGGACAGGCTCGCCGAACAGCAGCGCGGGGCCTTGCAAGCCGCAGGAAAACTGGCGTCCGAGGGCTCGCTTGGCGGCGCCCGCAAGCATCTGCTTGCACAGGGCATGTTCAAGGAGGCCGAGGGGATCACTCAGATGATCCGCCAAGCGGATGACGATAGTCTCGCCAAGGCCAAGCGCAGTCAGGAAGTGCTTGGCAACCTCGCCATGACCGCAGATACGCCGGAGAAATGGGCGGTAGCTGTGCAGACGGCGCAGAAGCACGGCATTGATGTCAGCAAGTTCACGGATTTCGGTTCGCGCGATCTTGTGCTGGCACAGTCCGGCAAGGTCAACGAACTGCTCGACTATGAGCTGAAGAACCGCGCCTTGGCAACGAAGGAACAACCCGCTCAATTTGAGTTCACCAAATACGGTATCGGGAACAAATACACGGGCAAATTGGAACCGTATGCCGGTGGGGCCGCTGCAGACTCCGGCGACCTTGGTGAAGGCTATCGTTGGCGGGTCAAGGATGGAAAACCAGAAACCGACGCCTCAGGTCGACCGATTGCCGAGCCGATACCGGGCGGCAAGGGAGAGGCGGTCTCTGCGGAGGTTGCGGCTCGCGTCGGTCTTGCCGATAAATTCGCCAAGGACATGCCTGACCTTGAGAAAGAAATTCAGCAAGGCACGCTGAACAGCGTGGACTTCCAGCTTGGTCGCGGCAAGGCCGGGGAAGTCTATCGACGGATCGAGGATGGTGCCGAGGCGCTGGTGCGCAATCTGACCGGCGCGGGCATGAACGAGACGGAAGCCCGTTCGTATGCGGAACGCTTCCTGCCGGGACGCTTCGATATGCCGTCGACGAAGTTGGAAAAGCTCCGCAATCTCGGGAAAAATCTTCAGGCGGTTCGCAACCGCGTGCTGGTCGGTCGCGGCATTGCCAGCATCGACGATCTCAATGCCACCCTGACGGGTAAAGGTCAGGACAGCATTCTGAATGAACAGCGTCTGCAGCAAAACAGCGCTAATGACGACCCGCTCGGAATCCTGGGGAACTGATGGCCACGCTCGCCGAAATGAAGGCAATGTCGCCCGCTTATGCGGCGATGACCGATCAGGAATTTGCCGACAAGGTCTACCAGAAGCACTATGCTGGCAAGATCGATCGGGCGGAGTTCGACAAGCGCACCGCGCCGGTCAGCATGACCAAGGAAGTCGTCGGCGGGTTCTCCGGTGGCTTCAATAAGGGTGTCGACGCGCTGATCAACCTGCCGGGATCGGTGATGAACCTCGGCGCCGAGGCGCTGGGCTACGGGTCGCCGTTCGAACCGGTGAAGGTCGCGACGCGCTTCAATACCGGCGATGATCCCCGCACTTCAACCGGACGGGTCGCAGAAGCCATAGGCGAGGTCGCTGGTGGCTCTGTCGCGCCCGCTGGTGGATTGCTTGCGGCAGGTGCTCGCGCTGCTCCTGCGGTCTCTCAGGGCGGCAATGCGCTGGTGCAGGGCGTGAAGCAGATGGCCAATCGCGCGGCAGCCAATCCGCGGCAGTTCGCCACCATGGAGGCTGTGGGCTCGGTGGGTGCTGGCACTGGCGTCGGCATTGCCCGTGAAGATAATGCCGGGCCCGTTGCCGAGTTCGGCGCAGGCGTGCTTGGCGGTCTTGTCGCGCCGCTCGGCTATAGCGCCCTGGCTCGCACCGGTGGCGCTGTGAAAGACGCCGCGCGCTACGGCGGCAATATGGCGAACCGCGCCCGCAATCCACAGCTTGCGGCCGATCAGGACGTTGCCGACGCGCTGACAAAATCCGGCCTGACGGCCGACGATGTCCGCGCGGAACTGGCGCCGAAGATCAGCAAGCCATTGCAGGCCCGCGGGCTCACCGACGCCGATGCCGCCGACATTGTCAGCCGCTATGCGAAGAAGGAGCCGGCCACCCAGATCGCCAAGGATTACGGCATAGCCGAATCTACCGTGCATAGCTATGTGCGCCGTCATCAGGAAATGACGCCGACGCCGCGCAACATCGTCGATGTCGCCAAGGACGTCGCGGGCGATGGCGCCGCGCGACCGATCACCCGGCTTGGCCGGGCGGCGTTCGGCATTGCCGACGATGGCGAGACCACTCAGGCGCTCACCAGCCGGCAGGATGTCCAGCCGGGACGTGTGACCGGGATCATTCAGAAAGCCGCGGGCGGCCGCAACTTCGATGACGAGGTGGCCAGGCTCGACGAGGTGCTGACCAAGGATTCCCGCGCCGCCTATGCTCAGGCCGAAGCCAATGCCCAGCCGTTCGATCTGCGGCCGGTGATCCGCACTCACCGCAAGGCGGCGTTCGAAAGCGCTGGCGAGATCCGCACCGGCCTGGAAAAGGCGATCGATCTGTTTTTCGAGCCGACCATGTCCACAACCACCGGGCGGGTGCGCAAGCTCGGCGGCATCATAGGCGATATGAAGCGTTACCAGGCATCGCGCGAAGCTCTCGACCAGATGATCGAGACCTCGTTCAAGGACAACAAGCCAACCCGGCTGACCCGCAAGCTGACGGCGTTCCGGACATCGGTCAACAATGTCGTGCGCAATGCCAACCCTGACATGGCCACGGCTGATGACATGTTCTCCGGTGCCAAGAGCACCCAGCGGATCCTGGAAGACGGCGAGAACCTGACCACCCGGCTCGGTGCCAAGGCTGACGAGGCGCTGAAGGGCTTCGCCAAGATGACGCTGCAGCAGAAGGAGCTTTACCGGCTCGGCTTCCTGCGCCGGCTGGAAACCATGGTCGCCAACACCAGGGATGGCGCAGGCGTCGCCAACCAGTTCCAGAGTTCTGCGGTGCGCAAGATCATCCGGCAACTCTATGCGCCGGAAGCCATCACCAAGAAAATGCCGGCGGCAACGCAGAAAGCCCTCCGCGACATCAACAAGACCAACCAGGCCCGCAGCGAAGCGCTGATCAAGCAGCTTCGCCAGGAAGCCACGACCACCAAGACGCTGAACGAGGTCACCGGCCGCGGCAATTCCCCGACTGCGCCTTGGCAGCAGGACATGGGCAAGATGATGGCTGGAGCGAAGGCCGGCGCCGACGTACTGACCGGCCGCTGGGGCGCTGTGCTCGACAACCTTACCAACCGCCTTACCTACCAGATCGGCGAGCGTCAGGCGAAAGCGATCATGGAACAGCTCACCGAGACCGATCCGGCGAAGGTGCTGCCGATGCTCAATCGGCTGGCACGGCAGGCGAAAACCACCCAGGAGCGAATGGAATACGTTGCTGCGATCAGGCAGTTGCGGAAGACCAGCCAAACGTCAGCGATCGGTACGGGTGTTGTCGCCAGCGATCAGCGCTAAATGGCGTGATGGGCGAGATAGCCGACGAACGCTGCGATGAACATCATCGCCAAGCCGGGGCCGATCGCGCCGATGAACAGCAGCAGCAGACCAATGCCGGCGAGCCAGAACGTCGCCTTGTGCAGCCAGGTCATTTGCCCTCCCAGAAGCTTAGCGGCATCCATAGGGCAGCGTAAGCCATAACCCAGACCGAGCCGATGAACAGGCACAACAGCACGGCCTGAATCCGCTCGGATCGCTCTTTCTTCCGACGTTCGGCCTCGCGCTTTTCCGCACGAGTCAGCTTCGGCTCGAAGATCCCCCGCCTCGTTTCCGAATAGACAATCTCGCGCATAGGACAATCTTCAATGGCCGATCAGAAAAAACGATCTGATCTTATCAGGTCGCAGATCGAAAATCTTCTACAGAATGCCCCTCGGCCCTATACGGAGGCCGAGAAGCAACAGATCATGAAGGGCCGGAAAGGGCAAAAGGATATTGATGCCGGCCGGGCAGCGATCGAAACGCGCAACGAGGAAATCCGCCAGCACAACAAGCAGATCGAGCAGTTCAACGAACAGCTTGGCAAGGCCGAAACCGAAGAACGCCAAGGCGCGCAGCAAGACATCGAGGGCGCATCCAAGAAGCGCTACGATGAAGAGGCGTCGACCGGATACGGTCGCGCTACCCAATTAGGAGCGAATGCTCTTGCGGTCCCGGTTGGCTTCACTGCGGGCCGGGTTGGTGGCAAAGGCATCAATGCTCTTGCTGACATCTCGCAAACCCGAAAAAATGAGCGTTTGAAGGGCGTTGCTCAGGACCGGCTTTCCGGCCTCACCACCCGCAAGGGTGCGCTGGCCGCAGTCGAGCGCTCTGGTGCCATGCCCTCCAGCAACTCGGTGCTGCGCGTTGGCGGGCGGATGTTGCCGCATGCCATCGGCGGGGCTGGTGCTATCGCCAAAGGCGGCAGCATGCTGGCCAACAGCTTTCAGGGCGATGATTTCTACACCGACATGACCAACCGAGCGATGGGCCTCGGTCTGCTGGCCAGCGGCGTTGGCGTGGTCCAGGAAGGCGGACGTTATGCCGTCAACCCAGGAGTGCCCCCGGACGCACAGTCGATGGCTATCATCGAATCCGAGGGGCTACGGCGCAACAATGCGCCCGCGGCTGCAGCCAAGCCTGCCGGCCCCAATCCGGGCACAGTCCCGGCCCTGCGTGCCGAGGCAAAAGCCGCAAACATTCCCGGCGCATACAAGATGAACAAGGGCCAGCTCCAGACAGTCCTGGAAGCGGCGAAAAAAGGTCTCCCGAAGGCTGGAGTGCTTGGGCCGCTGGCGTTCCCCGCAGCAGCCGGGGCGCTCGCCTTCGGGATGACACCGAGCGATGCACAGGCGTCGCCAGACGGGTCATCGGTGACAGGCAGTGACGAAGCATTGACCAACGCTGTAGCGGCGGGCGGTCTCACCGCAGCCGCATCACGCTACGCCAAGCCGGTCGTCGGAGCACTCGGCCGTGCCGCCGGCCCGTTGACACCGTTCGCGGCTGCTGACCTCTCCGACAACATGACACCGGAGGATGTGAACACCGGCCAGAACTGGCTGGCACGCAATGCGCCGTTTACGCGGCATCTGCCGGGATCCTCGATCGGCCAAGCCTACGACATGGCGCAGGTGCCGTCTCGCTCGCCGGTCAATGCCGGTCCGCGCCGCGGCGGTGCTCCCTCCTCATTCGAACAAGCCCTCGCTGAATTCCAAGCGCTGATCGCTGCGCAGTAAGGACATCAAACTATGGCAACCTCTCTGCGCTACCCCAAGGGGCAGGCGTTTTTCGACAATAACGGCGCCGTTCTCGCCAGCGGGTCGCTGACCTATTATCAAGCGACGACGACCACGCTGCAGGATGTCTACTCTGACGCAGCGGGGCTGGTAGCGCTTCCCAATCCGGTCAGCCTCAATGCCTCAGGCCGCGCCGTCGATGGCTCGAACAATGCGGTGGCCATCTATCTGAAAGACGGCGGTACAGACTACAAAGAGGTGATCAAAAACAGCGCCGGGACGACGCTTTACACCGACGACAATATTCCCGAGCCGATTGACCTTACCGCGAACCTCAGCGATTTCGCCAAGCCGCAGACCGAGGCGTCGACCGATACATCGGCGACCGTCAACCTTGACGTGGCTGATTTCGGCAAGTTGCGCATAGCAAACACCGCATCGAACTCGATCACCTATAATCTGCCATCCGCGGCAACGGTCGGCAACGGCAAGCCGATCGGCATCAAGAAGATCTCCGGAAGCAACACGGTCACGCTGGATGCTTCGGGCTCCGACACGATCGACGGGGCCGGCACCTTCGCCTGGACGGAAGACGACCGGGCGATTTGGATCGTATCCGACGGGGCCAACTGGCAGATCAAACAGGCCTATCTTGCCCAGATCAATTCCGGCGACGTCGATGCAGCATCGGATACGGCTGCTGGAGTTATCGAACTCGCGATCCAATCGGAGATGGAGACGGGTACAGATGTCGTCCGCGCGGTGGTGCCGGGGCGTCAGCATTTTCATCCTGGTCACCCGAAAGCCTGGGGCCGCGTGGCCGGCGGCGGCACGCCATCCCTGAGCACGTCTTACAACATCACCAGCATAACAGACACAGGCGATGGCATCCTAGGCATTACCATCGCAACCGATTTTTCCGGCAACTATGCCTGCATTCCATCGGCGACGGGCTCCACCACTGCTGGACAGGCCGATCGTATAGTGACAGTGCGCACCGGCACGGAAGCGGCGGGCACAATCGAAATTCAGTCCGTTGATGCGGGCGGGGCTTTTACCGATCCAGCCGGCTGGATTTTCGCAATGTTCGGAGACCAAGCATAATGAAAATCCTCTATCCGAAGCCGGACGGCGGCGTGGCGATCGTCATTGCTGCGTCGAAGGCTGATCTTGAGCGCGTGCTTGGCCCGCTGACGGATAATGAATACAGGCAACATGTCGTTGAGCGGTCCGTACCGAAGGATATCGATCCGCGCCGCATCCGGATTTTGCCCGATGATTGGCAGGCGCCAGACGACCGCACGTTCCGCAATGCGTGGGTCGCGAGTGGTGACCGGATCACCGTCGACATGCCCAAGGCTCGCGACATTCATCGGCAGAAGTTGCGCCAAGCGCGAAAGCCTGAATTGGAAGCGCTCGACGTCGAGGCGCTGCGAGCGACGGAGAAAGACGACAAGGCGGCATTGTCTGTCGTGGCTCAGCGCAAGCAGAAACTGCGCGATGTCACCAAGCACCCTGACATCGATGCCTGTCCCGATCCTGATGCCTTGAAGGCGCTCACCCTCGACAAGTTGGTCTGATCATGTCCGTACGCTGGAAAGACAAAGCCGACATTACCGCACTTGCCGCAGACGACCGGATGCCGGTCACCGATGTCAGCGATAGCAATGTCGATAAATACACTACGCCGGCTGAAATTGCGACTTACGTAGCGTCCCTCAATTCATACCAGCCACTCGACAGCGATCTAACCGCGATCGCCGCGTTGACCACAACGGCATACGGTCGCGCCTTGCTGGCGTTGGCCGATGCGGCTGCACTGCGCGACACCGCCGGGCTCGATACAGACGACTTCCCAACCTTTTCCGGAGTTGGGATCGGCGGGGCGACGGCCGATGCTACCAACCGACTTTCGGCCAATACCCCCGCAGTGCTGTTCAATCGCGAGACCGATGACATCCAGGTCAAGCTGAACAAGGAAGCTGCTGGCGATACCGCCTCGTTCCTGTTCCAGACCGGCTTCTCCGGACGTGCTGAAATAGGCACAATCGGGGATGACAATTTTCAGTTCAAAGTTTCTCCGGATGGCGCTGTTTTCACGACTGGTATCCAGATCACTGCCTCCGATGCATCGGTGCAGATTCCGGTACGCATTGAGCCCGATGCGAATGATGGCGCAGCACTCGGCTCCGCCACGGTAAGTTGGTCGGACCTGTTCGGTGCCAGCGGGTTCACGGTCAACATCGCCAACGGCAACTGGGTGGCGACGCATACGTCAGGTATTTTGACGGTCGGCACGGGCGATCTTCGCGTGACGAATGCGGGTGCCGATACCGCCAGTGTGGTCACGGTAGGCGGTGCGCAGACGCTGACGAACAAGACGCTGACCTCTCCAACGCTGACCACACCAGCTTTGGGCACACCCGCGAGCGGCACGCTGACAAATTGCACAGGTTTGCCTGCTGCTGGCGTTACT